CCCTTATATGCAAGGTGTGTTGCAATTTTGATGAAACACTCACCTATGTAGTTAGGAAGGATGGGTTTATCTCTTCCCTCGGCGACTGCCTCATTGCATGATGCCTTATAGGCAATCAAGGCATGAAGAAACTTCTCATTGTCTACATAATGCGCTGTCTTTTTCATTAGTGTAACCACCTTTTCGGTTCATCATCTTGTGAAAGTTCATCAATAATTTCTTCTAAAACCCCGTCTTTTTCTGAATCTTCGTCACCCTCCATTCCTTCCTCAAGTAGCTGGTGTGAGTCAGGATCGGTGATGTACTCAATATACTTCTCAACGAATGCTTCCTTCAAGTCACCAACAAAGATCACATTATTGATTGGTATCACTACCTCGTTTGTTGATGAGAATGGCGCCCAGGCCTGCATAATATACTTTTCGATGATTGATCCATTGAAGGGCATTTTGAATGAGTAGATTTGTATGGGATCTGTAACAAGGAGGTGTTTTAGTTTTCTAATGTCTGTTACATCTTCATAGGAAGTACACATGAGGTTATCACCATTAGTTAGCTTTACGAAGATGAATTTAGCTTCAACCTGTTCGCGCTCTTTTGGTTTACTCATTTAAGTCTACCTTTATCAACTTATAGTTGAATTGTTCTTCGTTATAAATCTTTATTCGTTCAACCATATGCTCAAGGGTGAAGTTTTTTCTTGACTTCCATGACAAGTCATCACCAATATCGTACAAGTTACAGGAGTCTTTAGTTGCTGAGATGCGTAGGCCTCTACCTATTGACTGTAAGTTCCTGATGCGTGACTTCGAGGGAGATGCAAAGATTACATTGTGAAGGTTTTTGATACTTATACCTGTCGAAAAAGTCCCATACGATGCAACGATTATAGCACCATATTCTTTTTCTGTCAATGCTCTAACATTCTCACGCTGCTGAGCATCAGTGCCTCCGTACACAAAGAAAACTTTTCTGTCACCCGCTTTCTCTTGTATCATCCCAAGCAACTTCTTGCCATGCTTTTCTACATACTGAAACAAGACAAGGGTGTTTCCCTCACACTTCAAAGTTAGATTGCGTATGAATCTATTTCTTGCATCATTATTTACCAAGAAATCCATCTCCTGCTGGTAGTCAAACTTCGCAGAACGCTTGGTTTCATCCTTGTAGTTGAGGACAATGCAGTAGATTTTCAGGTCAGCCACACGCTTGCTGTCCATCAACTTCTTAGTTGTAGTAACTTTATAGACAGGTCCAAAGAGACCTTCAAGAACTAACTTATGTGTTTGTGTGCCGTCAAGTGAACCTGTAGCACCCACACGATAGGGGGCATTCACGCACTTCGACATGATACCCGTAAGAGACTTCGCTTTGAAAAGGTGTGCCTCATCACCGTAGATACATGAAAATGATTCAAAAAACTTCTTTGGGAGCTTTTGTAGAGATTGCCAAGTTGATATGACCACAGGATAATCACCACTCTTGGTTGCATGTCCTGCATCAGAATGAATACGAAAACAATGCAACCCAGGATCCCAGCGATTCAAACTCGAATAGTCGGCGAAGTCAGAATACATTTGTTCCACAAGTGAGGTGGTAGGAACAATGATTAGTTGCCTACGATTTCTTTCGAAATGCCATCGAACCAATGAGTAAATGATGAATGACTTTCCTGAACTTGTGGGGGAAAGTAACATCTTGCGACCTGTGGTGATCACACGATGAATAGCATCGACCTGATAATCATACACCTCGAAAGGTTTGCCTTGACTGGTTGGCTTTAGATCATCACAAAATGCCTTAACCTGTTCAGATGTTACTTCTTCACCCTTTCTATCAAACTTAGTAAGGTCAATGCTATAGTCATTGCTTGTAGCGTAGGCCTCAAGATAATCAACAAGGCCTACATATAACTCACCCGACATATAGTTTAGCAAACGAATTTTGCCATCCCACATTCGATTACGATACAAAGGAGTGAACTTCGCACCAGGAACATCAAAGGTAAAGTGTTCTGATAGCTCCTGCCGCAAGCTAGGGTCACAATCTACGATTGCATAAACCTCATCCCTCTTTCGTACTCGAATATCAGATTGATCCATTTGTCCATTTCAACCATTCAATATGGTTCTTTATGTCCCAAGTGCGTGAGTTAAGTGATTTGAGAATATTCTCAAGTTGGTAAACAACTGTCTTGAAGTATTCAATTTTGTCTTGTAACGATATAAGTTGTTCGTCATGAGCAAGGAACTCATCCATTTCATTCTTTAACGGTTTTGTTCCTTGCCATTGTGACCAACCTTCATCTTCTAGTTCACTTCGTGTCATTTCTCCACGATAATAACGAAATTTCTTTCTACGCATGTTTTCATATGTGGATTCTGTCTTGCGTAGGTTCAATTTTGCTGAAGTGAGAAGGTTAAGATATTTGGCGTGAAGTTGTGGTGTTCGTGTTGCCTCTATACCCAAATTCATTTCATCTATCTTACAATCCTTCTCCCAGCTTTCTTGCAGATCACTTAGTTTCATTGTACCTTTTCAAAAATGATTGTAGGGTTGCCTTGGAAGGGAATCGTGCCATAATGATTCAAGCTGATGTTTGGATCAAGCCAAACTTGACCCCCCAGGTTCTGCCACCTGCGACAGAAAGTATAATCCTCTGATAAGTAACGCTTTGAACTTTCTTCAATGATAGTATCGAAGAAGGCGTAGGTGTGTTTATCTAGATCCTTATCAACATTGATATCATTGTTGTATTGAAGTTCAGGGTAAGCCTTAGCCATACTTTCAAGAACACTACGCTTGATAAGCATGAATCCTGTGCCGGCATCTTTCAATGCAACCAATCCATCTTGAACTTCGATTGATCGTTTTTCTATTTCTTTGAACTGAAAGTTGATAGCATACTCACTTCCTGCTGCCGCAAGATCACTTGAAGGGGAGTCAGGATTTTGCTGAATAAATTTTTTGATAATTTCCCAGTTGATACCCTTTTTTGGATATGCGCCAACAACTATATCTTTATCAGCTGCAATCAAGCGAATAACATCATCAACCTTAAATTCAATATCTGCATCAATGAAAAGAAGATGGGTGCAATCAGAACGCAGGAAAAACGCAGTCAATGTGTTTCGTGCTCGAGGAACAAGAGACTCATTAGCAATAGTTCCAAACTGCAAAGGGATGCTGTGCTTATCACAAAAGAAAACTAGTCGAAGAATACTTTTGAAATAGGGTTCAGTTAGTGCTCCACCATAACAAGGTGTAGCAATAAAAAGTTTTGACTTCTGTAGATCAGCGATAGGAATACTTTTTTGCACCGCACCAGGGGGTAGTGTTTGTTCAGCCATAATTTACTCCAAAAAGTTATTGTGTAACCACTTCAAACGACAAATATTTGAAAGTTGCTCCGCAGACAAGATACTGAATGTTATCAACCGTTGTGTTAAATGACAATGGCGATAATGTGATGGGAAAAAGTTGTTTGAACTTTACTTCAATCTTAGGTAAGTTAGAAGAGTTAAGAATGAACAAGGATGCATCTGAATACTTAACTAACTCAGAATATTTATTCTCTTTCGTTGCACCCGGAAATCTATTAAGCCTCTTATTGATAAAAATATCATAAGTTTCAGAATCATATTGTGTCAGTCCCAATAGCCAGTTAAATAGTTCCTTATAATTTTGCATGTTTTCTGAAACAATGAAACTTAAACTAAAATCACCAAACTCTGGTTTATGATCAGGTATTTTTATGTCAATACTAGGATATCCAACCTGTACGAAACCAATACCCAGAGTAGGAAGTGTAACCTCTTGGCAAGTATACGCAACATTAGGCAAATCTTTAATAACAAACCTAAACCCGTTGGGCTTCAAATAATCATAAGTCGCAGGAAGATTTGCGTTATAAGAATTCGCTAAATCGGATGACCCTTGAATATACAATGTTTTTCTCCATTATGCAATATTTATATGATAAAAAAAGGGGGACCGAAGTCCCCCAAGACCGATCTACGCCGGTTTCTTACATGAGATTCAGAACACCAGTCTTACGATAATACTGGTTACGTCCCGAAGTAAAGTTGTCACCGTCAGCAGCAGATGAAGCTGAGTTGATTGTGACATAGGGGTTAGCAATCATACCATAACGTGTCTTGAAGCCAATCTTTGGCTGGAAGGTGTTAGGATCGACTGCACGAACCATCTGAAGAGGAACATATGGGCAGTAGAAAAGACCTGCATCATATGGGCTTGCACCTTTGTATCCAACAACATAGAACTGATACTGAGCGCCAAGGTTTGCTGAATATGGATCAACATAGACACGGAAGCGTCCATTGAGGATACCAGCAAATGTGTTGCCTGTGTCATCAACATTTAGACCTGTTGAAAGAGCAGGAGCGTAATCAAGAACACCAGCCATTGCAAGTGCAGATGCAACATCTGCTGAGCAGATTACGAAGTTGCCTTTGCCTCTACGAGTATCTTGTGCAATATGGTTAGCATCACGCTCCATATTGTATAGAAGACCCTTGAAGCGCTCAACAGACCAACGACCGTTTGAGTCAATGTCAAGGTCAAAGGTACCCGGAGTTGCTGTTGCAGGTGAACCTGTCTTTGCAACTTTATAAATGGTACGAATAACTTCACGGTTGATTTCAAACATGATTTCTTGTGAAAGGATGTTTGAAAGCTCTGACTCAGCGTCAAGACCGTGAACTGCCTTAAGGTCTTGCGCCAATTCAACAGTGTATTCTGCTTTTAGCGCACGGCTCTTTGCAGTAACTGTTGTCTTGTCGATGCTGAAAGACATCTGACCAAAGTCAAATCCGGTTGTGCCTAGCTGTTCTGCCCATGCAGTAACGTTACCGGTACCTGTTGTGTAAGATCCACTAACAGGGTTTGAACCTGTATGAGACCCTGTACCAGAGAAGTCTGTATCAGCTTCGTTGTAAAGAGCCTCAACACGACCACCTGCATTAGTACGCTCTGTGCCATAAAGTGAACGCATTGCGAAAATAAGACCTGTTGGACCAGTCATTGGCTGAACGCCAGCAACATCATACGCCATTAGGTTAGGCATAGCACGACGAACTAGACCAATAAGAATTGGATCATACTTATCGATACCGTTGGTTGCTGCAATGTTGTTTGCAGGTGCATCTTCGAAAAGTGCGCTACGCTCTTCACGCAGTGCTTTCTCTTGGTTTTCAAGAAGAACAGCGGTAACTGCTCTCTTGTGTAAATCTTTGATTTCTGGAAGATCTGAGTGCTCAAGAATGGCGCCCCATTTCTTCTGAAGTTGTTCGGTCATATACATTAGTTATCTCCTTATGGATTATTTTTTTATTTATAACTTATCGTACCTTGACAGCCCTTGACAAAGCCGCTGCGTACTTTGCAATGGTGTCACCTGAGTCTTGTGTTACTGGAGCTTCTTCATTGAGAATCTGCTCCTCAGGGGATGATTTAGCGGCTCTGGGGAAGTAGTTTTCCTTAACAACCTTCACTTTTTCGCGGAATAACTGCTCAGAATCATAAGACACACCCTCAAGTAGCTTTGTGAGCTTCTCTGCTTCTGTGTCCGCAAGATCTTCAGTCATTTCGCTTAAAACTAGTGCCTTCTTAAGGTCTGAAAGCTCTTTAGTTAGCTCAACATTTTCAGTGATAGCTGAATTGAGTTTCTCTTCAAGCTCTTCTGCCTTACCATTTAGTTCCTCAAGTACATCAACTTTATCTTCAGGAACTTCGATGTAGTGCTCTTGGAACAATGTCTTAAGACCAGTGATGAAATCTTCAGCGATCTCAGTGCGTAGGCCTGATTCAACTTGAAGTTTGTTATCTTCCATCCACTGCTCAACCACATAGTTCATAAAGGAATCGATCTTGTCAACAAGACCTTCTGTGATATCAGCAAGCTCTTGTGTCTTTTGTTCTTCGATTTGAGAAGCAATCTTTTCCATTTCCTCATTGACACGAGCGATAACAGCAGCTTCAAAAATTGCTGTTGCTTTCTCACGAAAATCTTCTGAAAGGTCATCGCCGAAGATAGCAGATAGCTGTTCTTTGAGAGATGGTTGACCAGATTTTTGTTCTTCACTTTCACCTATGGGTTTATTGCCACTGGATGCTTGCATGTTAACTACTGCAGTAGGATCAGTTGTAGTCATATAGTTAGGTGCCTGACCCGCACCTGTATTTGCGGGACGAGGACTATTAGGGGTTGACTTGGATGCAACAGCGCCTTGATTCTCTTCGGTTTCATCACGTTCTTCGTAATCTGCGTCTTGTGATCCGCCCTGACGAGGCATAGTGGTATCGCCCGGGATTGCAGTTTTGATTGATGTGTCTTTATTGACACCTGCAGCACCCATAGGTTGCCCTTCCTCATCAAGTCGCTGAGCAGAACCTGCACGCTCGAGCAACTCTTTGATTTTGCTTTCAATAGACATAGAAATCTCCTATTTTGTTTTTTATTTATTAAACTT